AATTCAAAAATTCGTCAGCTGGGTAAAACTTTGCCTGTATTTGAATTATTCCACCTTGCCCCATTGAATTTGCCCACATTCCATTGATTATTCCAATAGAATTCTTGCTATGTATTTTTTTATGTTTTATTTCATGTTTACCCTTAAAGTATTTATTCTTTACGGCATCACATGTAATGCAAATAGGCAATTCACCTTCAAAAGTCGATTCTTTTAAAACACTTAAATTTATGTCACTTACAAGTTCAAAAAGTAATTCTTTCAATTTTCGAACGCCCGGTTCTGAAGTATACTCCTCTATAATTAACTTTAAAATATCATCTTCAATTGTTATAACGTCTTGCAATCCCATTTTTTTATAAATTTCCGGTAAAATGTGTGTTTTTGATATAATCAACTTGTCTTCTAGAGACAAACTTGAAAACTTAATTCTATGTATGCGGTCTAACAATATTTTATCAATTGAATCTACGTCATTATACGACAAAATAAAAAGAGCTTTAGACAAATCCAAATCAATTCCAGAAAAATATTTATCTTGAAAGCAATCATTTTGCGTCGAGTCCAAAAGATGAGTTAAAATTCCTACAATTTCCTTACCATGTTCGGTTTTACTTATTTTGTCCAACTCGTCAATGAATATTATAGGGTTCATGCACTTCTTATCAATCAATATTTGAACAATAGAGCCCCAGGTTGATCCCACATACGTATAATTATGACCATGAAGCGTACTTCCATTGCTATCTCCTCCCATTTGTATCATTGAGAATGGTCTGCTTATACCCGCCTCATCTTTCAAGCAATTAGCTAGTCCACGCTTGGCTAATGATGTTTTACCACACCCCGGCGGACCTTCAAAACCAAAACAATAACCATCTTGCTCCCCATTTATCCATTGCCCAATTATTCTTTCTATTTGTTTTTTAGCGTTATCGTGACCATGAACAGCAGCATCAAGTGTAACTTTTATATCACTCATATAATCTTTAATATTGCAAATATGTTTGTTCAACTTTTTCATATTATCGTCCTCTAAAGAAACCAAATTCGGTTTAATGTCCATCAACTTTTCCAAAGAATTTGGCGCATTTTCGTTAATAAAATTCACGGCGTTTTCTATTTCGGTCTTTATTGAATTTTTATTTTTACCAGAAGAAATAATTTTTTTTATGTTCAGATTATCAGTTTTTATTAAGTCATTTATTTTATTCGCATTCATCAAAAGAGTAATCTTATTAGAAATAGTCAGTTCTTTTTTAAGGTCGTCAAAAGTCTTACTCTTTTCTTTTAATTCCAAAAGAGAATTATATTTGGTCAAATACTTTATTATTTCAATGCTTGTATAGTTTGACTTTATATTGTCACCTATCTGCATTTTTTCAAAAACATCGTCATTTTTTATTAAATCATTAAATGCTGTTTTTATTTCGCCCATGTTATCTAGAACGGGCTCTCTCTTATAAATTCCAAAGGGAATTTTTAATAGACCATCCAAATACTGCCGTGCTTTAGACCCAGAATCTTCGGACTTTGCCTTTACTTCTTTCAACTTTGCCATTGCCTTTTCTTTTACGTTATCACTAGCTTTCAGCAAACAAATTTGTTGTTCTAATGGTATTTTGTTCATATCAAAATTAGCAAGATCATTAGTGTATTGAATAGTTCTCTTCATCTCATCTCTAAAAAATTTCTTAATAGATCAAGGAAAGCTATCAAAAAGAATCGTCTGTTACTGTGTATCAACGTTTCCATTAGAATCATTAGATAAAAGATCGTATAGCAAATATGCAAGATATTGATTATCGTAATTTTGCACTGATTTGACTAATAAATGAATAAGTGTCACTCGTTTAGAATAAAGATCAGATTGCGTGAAATCGCGAATAATGGTCGAAAGCGATCGCTGTTTCAATGCATTCAGGTTACTAAGTAGACCAACATATTTATTATATATTTCTGCGTTTGAGTAAATTAAGTAATCTTTCAATGACAAAGCCGATACAAAACAAGCAAATGACTCTTTATGAAACTCTGGATCTTTCGGTTTATTTTCATTGAGAAGGCGATATTTATTTGATATGTACTCGCTATGCAAAAAATCCACTATAACATCATCGAGAATGCCATAAATCATCAAGTTTTTTTTAAACTTTGAATTGTAAAAAAATATCTTGACGCCATAAACTTTTGAATGAAATTGTTTTGCAGACAATGATATATCATAACAATCCAAATTTTTAGACTTATCAGTTATACTAGTCTCCTCATTTTGGTCTAAACTTTCAGACTTTTTCAAAGTTGCAACTTTATACCCCGTTGGATGAAAATATTTTTTCAATATTTCAAACTTGTTAACATCCACATCATTATTTTGAGCGCAATAAGAGTTATTTGAACCAAAACAAATTGACAATAAATCTTCTAATAACTCAGTTCCGTAATTTTTTAAAATAGTCGACAAGTCATTGTTTATAATTTGTAAATTATTTATTAACGAATCTGTGCTTATTGCATTCATTGTTTGAACAAAAGTTTTAATTTTCTCATTCAAATCATTCAAAACATTTATACATGTATTGACATCGCTTATTCCTAAAATATCGTACATTTTGTTCTTTTGAATATGAAGTATTGTCCTTTGGATAACATCTTGGAAAAATGACATCTTTTTATTTGCCAATAGAATTACTTCTACTGGATGCTCCACTAATTTATGTTTTTTTTCGATCATTAATATCTATATATATTTGTTTTTCGCATATTTTCTCCTTTATATTTTTGGTAAAACATGGTATTATGGTTTAATATATAGGCAAAGGTATTAAACATTTGAATACATATTCAATAAAGCAAACAATGGGGATCCCCGCATATTTTAGCTATATTGTAAAGAATCATCCAGAAATAATCCGACGACTTTTACAAAATGATATGAGTATTGATAATTTTTATTTGGATAGCAATTCAATAATTTATGACTGCGTGCATAACATTGACATTGACCAAATAACAGATTCAATTGCAATATCAATCATTCACAAGGTTATTCAAAAAATTGAAGAATATATTACTCTAATCAAACCAAGAAACGTTGTGTATATTGCATTTGATGGCGTAGCTCCGGTTGCAAAGTTAGATCAACAGCGCGACAGACGATACAAGTCATGGTACCAGGGTTCTATAATGAGACAAATAGATAAAACTAAAACGGCCGACCCGTTCAATACAACATCTATTACTCCTGGAACAAAGTTTATGAGCACTTTAAATCGAATGATCACAACGCATTTTGGAATGAACAAGGATAAATACAATGTAAACGAAATTTTTGTTTCAACTAGCGATACTCCTGGGGAAGGCGAACACAAGATATTCGAATTCATTCGCACATCTAAGTTTGTTACAAGTGAATCAACTAACATTGTTTACGGACTCGATGCAGACCTTATTATGTTAGCAATGAATCATTTGCCAGTAAATAATCAAATATATCTTTTCAGGGAGACCCCGCATTTTATCAAAGCAATAGATAGTTCCCTTTTACCCAATGAAACATATTTATTGGATATCCCCGAGTTTTCCAAAATAGTTAGTGAAACAATGAACAATGGTAATAGAAAAGGAAAGCAGCGAACGTATGATTATATTCTACTTTGTTTTTTCTTGGGGAACGACTTTATGCCACACTTTCCATCTATAAACATACGAACGGGCGGCGTTGATAAGATGCTAAATGCGTATAAAGCAACTATTGGCGATTCTGACGAAGTGTTATGCGACGGGAGTACAATTAATTGGAAAAATATGAGACAAATAGTAAAATTTTTGGCTGACTTGGAAGAGCAACACATCAAAACAGAAATGAAGGGGCGTGACCGCCGTGAGAAAAATCATTATCCAAGTGATACTACGGAACAACTATATGCAAAGTTTGACGCAATACCCACTTACGAGCGAGAATTAGAAAAGTATATAAATCCATTCAAAGATGGATGGCATGATAGATACTATAAAGCGCTTTTTAATATGGATGTAGCAAACGACGAAGAGCGAAAGAAACAAATATGTTTGAATTATTTATCTGGTCTAGAGTGGACCATGAAGTACTATACGAGTGGCTGCGCCGACTGGAGATGGTCGTATAACTATAGCTACCCACCTCTACTTGTCGACTTGATAAAGTATGTTCCCTATTTTGATACGGAGTTTATTAAAAAGAAGCCAGCTAACCCTGTTGCACCACTTGTGCAACTATGCTACGTCTTGCCCAAAGCAAACCTGGAACTACTCCCAAGGTCATTATGCGAAAAACTCATAAAGGAGCATGGAGACTGGTATACCAGTGACTGCGATTTCCTTTGGGCGTATTGCAAATATTTCTGGGAATCTCATGTTCAGTTACCAGATATTGATATAGATGAACTTGAATCCTTTGTAAAAGAAAACCCACTTCAAGAAGGCGCTCTTTAAGCCGATTTGTTGGAAATAATATATTTTGGCCGACCGAATAATATTTTTCGGCCAAAATAACTTAAAGAAGAAAATTCGGATTTCCAAAAGTTTTTTGGGCTGGCCGTTTTTGGACATTTATTTTTGTCCATTTTTCAAAACCCAAAATACTTTTGACTTTTTTATTTTCACTTTTTTTGAAAAAGTTGGCTGAGAGCATAATGATGTAAATAACAAAATAATAATTTTAAGTTATGGTTTGACTTATTTTTTTGAAAATTTGAATTTCTTTTGAAAAGAATTTAGACGATTTTTTATGTGTATAAATAAAGTAACAAATGGAAACAAATTTATCGCAAAAAATCGCAAGAAAATTTGAGTGCACTAGTTGTGACTATAGATGCAGCAACAGGTTTGATTTTGGAAAACATTTATTGACGCGTAAACATGAAAAACTTGCGACAAGTAACACTTTAGTAACAAATGGAAACACAGAAAACGCAAAAATCGCAAATGCTGACACTTTTGTCTGCAAAAATTGTGATAAAGTATATGCGTCTAGAAAGGGATTATGGTGTCATAATAAAAAATGTGTTCAAAAATTAGAAAACATTGAAACAAAAACAAATGATAATGAAGTCATTTGCAAACTTATAAATCAGAATATAGAGCTAGTTACTCAAAACCAAGAGTTCAAGCAAATGATGATGGAGCAAAATAAACAAAACGCAGAACTGCAAAAACAACTTCT